CTCTCACGACCACCAGGATTATCTCCAACTAAAATCTTTTGTGGGCCGTTAGTTATAAAATCACCACCACGTGCATAAAAAGGTTCTCCCAACCATTCTTCACTATAAGCTTCATGACCTTTTTCTACCTGTCCCAACATTTTTTGAGATAAAGCAGGAGGATTTGCCATATAATCTACCCAAGCTGTTTTTTGCTGCCCTTCAGAACCTATACGATAATCCTGTAATACTTGAGCTTGTTCATCCCTTCTGATATCAATATCCAGCTTTTTCCTAGCCACATCATGAGCTTCCCAGCCTGCAAGTTCTGTTTCCATTTTCAATCTATCAGCTGCAGTCTTTTCATATTGAGCAACTCCTGCTTGTATTTTGGAATAATCTGGTGGTGAAGAAGGAGCTCTTGGAACGAAGGCTTCTCTCCCAGGAGCTGTTCTTCCCAAATATTGTTGACGCTGTTCTGGGTCAAGTATAGCAGCAGCATCACTACCTAAAAATGAACCAGCCTTCTGAATTTGCCCTGCATCATATATTTTCTTATGTCTTCCCCTACCTATTGACACCTCACCTTCAGGGCCTTTAAAGTATCCCTTTTGTCCAAATTTTGGTCTTTCAAAACCTTCACCTCCAAGTTCTTTATATCCAGCTTCATATTCTCCCCAAGCTGTTTCAGCTTTCTTTGCTTGGCCAGCTGCAAAAGTAGCTACAGTCCCAACTGTACTTAAAATACCTTGAAATACATTAGATCTCTTTTGACGTCCAATCATACTTCTTCTTGCCTTACCTAATCTTGCTCTTGCACTTGCCATAATTTTACCCCTTATCTAATACTTTCTTATGCAATACCCCATTATGCCTTACATATTCTACCACACCTTCTGCCGTAGATCTCAGTGCAGGTACACCTTCCTTTAAATCAGAAACAGCAGGAGTACCACTCTTAACTTGTAATCTCTCCTGTTTCTTGTGTAAAGCTATTCTCTCTTGTCTTGTCATTCCCATTATCTCTGTCCTTTCAACCTAAATACTATAGTTATATCATTAATTTCAAAATTAGCTGGAGTAGTTCCATCACTAAATAGTCTTAAACGTACTGAATAACAACTAAATGTAGTAGGCGAAATTGCTGTAGTAACCCAGTCTGTTGTAGCAGAAGTTACTGGTAGCTCAGAACCAGCTTCAGTATATGTATCTTGATCTCCATTTGTAGCATAAGATAATTGAATATTACTAGCACTACCTCTATGTGTAACATAAAATTTATATATCCTCTTCACTTGTCCAGGTTGTCCAAAATCTATATCTTTAGTTGTTATAGCCACAGCTGCACTAGCCTCTGCAGCATCACTCCACTTAACTACAGTACCAGCACCATCAGTATGGGCATATATTAAATCACCATTCCAATCTGTAACAAAATTTGTTAATTCATTACTTGTAATAGTAGCATCAGCTCCCTTAACCCAAGATTGTGTAACTATATCATATAGAAATGTCTTGCCAGTACCAGTAGCACTATTATCATCTGCAACAAGAATCTGTCTTTTCTTTGGAATATATCCAATTATAGGTTCATTAGTAGTAAATGTAGCCCAATCACTTTCTTTTATTATCTGTCTACCCTGCTTCTCAAGTAAGTTATTTACCTTCTGCCCATCATACAGATAGCATCCTTGCTTATTGACCCATGCTATACCAAAGTCAGTCTTACATGTAGCAGCTGGATGAGATACTCCCTTATGCATAAAAGTATCTTCTAGAAACTCTACCTCCTGAGATATATTTAGAAGTTCCATTTTATTCTTTTTGAATATTAAAAGTCTATCTGCATAAGCTTCAAGCTTTACTATACTATCTCCATCATTAACAGATGCTTCAATTATTCTATCTAATGTAAAAGAGTCAAACTTATTAACACGTGACTTTAATACTGCATCTCCATGAACAGCTGTATTGCCCTTTTTATCCTTAATTTTTACATTTCCCACGTATGCCATCCTATTAGCAATTACTGCAGTTTTAAATCCAGTACCAGTTCCAGCAAATCCAACTTCGTCATAATCTGAACTAAGCCCAGTATTACCTTCATATGTTTCTACTTGCCTTAGAGAGCGAGAGTAAAAAACAAGGTTACCACGTGCAGATGCATTTGCAGCATATGTCAGAGTATTACTAGGCTCCCACGAACGATAGCTTTGTATACCCGTAAACTTAAACCCATTTGTTATATCTATATCAGCCTGCTCATACCATTCATCTGTACCTCTGAATCTCATATATACCTTAAAGCCACTAACTCTAGGATTGATTATTGAAAGTCCGGTAGAAGATCCGTCTCCAGCAAATACTTCTACTACTATATATATTGCACTAAACCCGGCATGGGTCTGGACTATACCGTATGGGCTAATTTCTGATATAGAATATAAATCATCAGCATCCCAACTATTATCAGAACCACCTGTTAAATCATTAACTGTTATAGTATTAGCATCATTATCAATGATTCTACCTTCAGATCCATCTGTAAGATTTTTAATTATATAACCTATTAAATTATTTGTCCCAAATCCAGCTTGACCATTTGATTTAGTACCAGAATCTGTCATAACAGTATCACTAGTACCTGAATTTGTACCAGTAAACTCAAACTTCGATATAGCTGATTCCTGTTTACTATCATCATAAAGAGTAGATATTCCAATTTCCAAGCCCTCATTATCTTCACCACCATACCAATCACTTTTTGATAAATTATATATATAAATATTATCAGTAGTATCTCCTGAAGTAGTTGATCCATCAACTTTTATAGTAGTATCGGCAACTGCTGCAACCGTAAAAATTTTATTATTAGCTTCATTTGAAGCTGATGCAACCAGTATTCTGTCTCCAATTGAGCAAAAATTATCAAAACCTGCATATGTACCAGCATTGGTTAAAGTATTGGCTGTTGTATTCCAATTAATAGTAGCATTTATAGTTTGATCTTCAGTTAGTGCTGCATTAAATGAAGCAGTATTAGAATAAAATTCTGATTTTCCATATAAATTTACAATAATAGGATAACTATCATTAAAAACTGAAGCAGCAGTTGAGTGTCTGTTGCCCGCACTATGCATGGGTAAGGCTTTAGGAGAAGCCTCATCAGCATGCCATAAAGTTCTCAGAAGACCATTAGTATACCCAGTACCGTCATATCCAGTAGTACCATCCCCAAAGAAACGTCTATATATATAGCCATACCATTTAGATTCATTATTAGCCCCAAAGTTTCCATCACTTACTCTTAAAGCTCCATCTGCAGAATAGAAAGTAGATTTCATTCCAGTAGTACTACCCAAATCAATCTTACTTGTACCCCATGTATCTTCAACTCTACTATAAATATCTATATCAGCAGCTCCATCGGCATCAGCCATTGCTAAATAATCATCTCCTGTTTCAGCTGCAGCAGCACCAGCCGTCTCACCTTCCAATCTATCATGACTAAACTGAAATAATCCATAACCAGGATTTATAACAGCTCCATTAGCCGGAGCTTCTCCATGAGTAGCAATTCCACCCATCATCCTAATCTTACCCAACTCATCCACCATTATATCAGTAGCTTCAGATAGCTCACTCTCAGCTATATCTCTAGCATCTGAATTACTATTCAAACCTCCATGAAACTGAACTATCTTATAAAGCTGCTTAGGCATTATCTTTCTTTGAATTACTGGGAGAGGTATACACAACAGTCAGCGAACCGCTAGAACATGTGAGCCGAGAGAACCAAGGAGGAGCAATGTAGTCCCTCTCCCAATTGTAATATGTTGCAAATCCATACAACATTAATTATTTACCTGAGGCTTTTTTAAGCATCTTCTTTACTGAAAACCATATCAAATCATCCATCTTTGAAGGGCTCATTGCTACTATCTTGTCTACTACAAGAAAGCCAATTACAACGTATTCCCAATAGGTTCCTAAAAAGTCCATTCTTATTCTCCTTTTTTATTCCATAGTTCAAACAGTGTACGTACCTTTTCTTTAAGCACGTCTATGTCTACCCTCATTCTGACGAAGATTGCTACCAACACCAAGAATGACATTAGTTGTGGCCAGTATTGTCTTATAAAGTCCATTAACCCTCAATTAATTCACCCCACAATGAGGTCTTTCCGTTTATTATTTGTATGATATGCACCGTAAACAAACCAGCTTTATAGAAATCAACTATAGCAAATGCATGTCCCCAATTATTATTTCTATTTGCAAGCCAATCATTAGCTTTAGGACTCATGTCTTTCAAACATCCAATTGACCATGCAGCTTTAGGCCCGTCCATATGAGTTGCAGTCATATGCTGTAAGTCATGCCAATGCCCGTACATAACATTACACCCCATTTTCCGGAGGTGGTTTGCAGTGTGGTACTGGCCACCATATTGATGACCGTGGTAGAAGTAAAGCTTTCCTATTTTTAAAGCCTTACCAAATGGGTAGTACGAGTACCCTCTTTCCTTTAACTTAACTGCATTGGCAAATTTGTAACTAGGAAGATATGGATACATTTCAACTGCCATATTAAGCCAGTTATCATGATTGCCTTCTGTAATATACTTCTCTTTACATCCAGCTTTATCCAGGGATTCATCTACCTGATCCATCCCTTTATTTGCATCTTCCACATCTTGATCAAAACTTTCAATCAAGTACTCCAGCGGTGGCTTTTTTATACGCTTGAACTTCCAAGCAGAAAAAGC